AGCCAAGCATTCTGATATTTTGGAAAAGGCACTTGAGGCATTGAGCTTGAGCTACAGTTACCTTAACAACAATCAAATCTCAATCATCGGAAGCTATCTCACGATCGACCTGGCCAATCAGAAAGTTAGGATGGCCAGAAATGAAACGTCCCTTGTCAACCGCATCAAGCAAGAGTACAGCAAGCAGGCAATTCAACTGGCTGCAGCCAAGAACAAATGGATTGTCAAAAAACTGGCCGACAACAAGTTGGCCCTGAGGAGGTTTTAGCATGGACCAGATCAATGTGGAAGTTCTTGAAGATGGAACTGTCTCGGTCTCCACCGAGTCAATCAGCGCTGCAGCGCACTTCAGCGCGGATCAGCTGCTGGATGAGATTGCGGAGATGGTGGGCGGCATGACAACTAAGACACCCAAGGAAAACAAGTTTTGGAAGAACCACACGGTGGCACTTCACGGGAAGATTAAAAAGGTAGGTGCCTGAAAGAGTTTGTTCCCAATGGATGGAAGTAAGTTGAGTGCTTGCTTCCATCAATGAGAACAAAGTCCCGCAACCAAAAACAACCAACCAAAAGAGGAGAGGAACTATGGGAAAAGCAAAGATCAAAGGAAAGACGGGTGGGGAAGACGTTGCCGATCGCGCCTTCTCCGATGGTATTTTGATTTATGTTGACATTAGAATGTGGGGAGCAAGTGCTCGGCTTGATTCCTCGGTGCTGAGAGACCTTGGAATCAAGGATCAGGAAATCCTTGACCAGGTTGATGCAGTGCGCTCGTTGCTGACTCCGGAAGGGAATGCGTTGCTGAATGAGTACCGCGTTGTTCGCAACGAGGTGAAGGGTTGGATCTACAGAAACAGTCTTCCGTTCCCGGTAGATGGATTTGTCTTCCTGCCAAAGGATCTGATCGAGCGGACAGACAATTACCTCAAGCAGCGCCAGGAAGAGGCGCAGGCAATTGTTGAGACCTTTGTTCCGAAGATCAAGCAGTTGGAAGCGGATTATGCAACAAAGTTCCCGCAGTTGTATGACCAAAAGAAATACCCCAGCGAGGAAGTGCTGCGGCGCCACTTTACGTTCCGCTGGAGCTTCCGAGTTTTCACTCCTCCGTCTGAGGAAGCTAAGCTGCTGCCGCCCAGCGTGTATCGTGAAGAGGTGGAGCGATTTCGTCAGGACATCAGCAAGATGCGAGAGATGACACTCAACGCAGTTGGCAATGCCCTGATTGAGCGGGTCGCTGCGTTGAGCAAGCAGTGCGAAAACGATGAAGTCAAGACTCAGACAATCGAGGCGATGAAGAACTTCCTTGAGAAGTTTGACAACCTGTTCAGTGGCTTCGTCAACGAGGACAAATTGAGAAAGTTGATCGGCGAGGTGAAGGAATATATGGATGGCACCGACGCTGCCATGCTGGGTGCGGACGAGACCTTCCGCACCGTGGTTGGAAACAAGATGAGGGAAGTGGCTGCTGAGATAAAGACAGTTCCTGGCCTGCAGTTGAAACGGGCATTTGAACTTTAACCAAAAAGGAGGTGGAAAAGTAATGGCAAGATCAGTTCCTGTTAGAAGGCGATACAGAAAAAGAAAAACAGATTACAACGATGAACTGTTTGTTTCAGCAACAAAGATCATCAAGAGTTTGGCAAATCGGTATGGGCAGTTCCTGGCACCCACTGCGCTGTTTACTCGCGATGATCTGGAGCAAGAAGGTTGGGAAGTTTTTATCAAGCTGATGCGTAAAAGGTACAATTCTGATCGAGCAAAAATAACAACCCTTCTTTACAGCTCAGTGATGAAGCGCTACAACAGCATTCTGCGGTACGAGAGCCAGAAGGGTCGATCGCAGCCAAGGGCCGACTTTGAATCGGTGATCAGCGAGGCGAGCGTTGATTCGAATCACCAAGATCACGCTGCTATGCTGATGCAGGCACTTGAGGCCTTCGCTCAGGTGAATATACGCTTTGCTCAGCTCTTAGTTGATGGCCCAGCGCCAGCGCTGTTGGCAGAGGCGCGAGCGCTGGCGCGCTTGCGGTGTGCCAAGCGTGGAATTGATCCCGCAACGCACGCATTGATAATCACCCCAAAGTTCATTCGGAACTTCTTTGCAGAGAACTTCCGAGCGCTTGATGTTGACTTGCTTCAAAGATTGGCGAATAACTATTTGTAGATTTTAGAAATGATGAACCTAACCCAACAACCAAAAACAAAAGAGGAGAGGACACCATGGGAATGACACTGAAAGAAATGAAGATCAACGTTGGCAAGGCTGATCGACTGGCGGTTCTGGCAACTGAGCTCGGAATTGAACCGGAAGACGGCCAGAGCGAGCACGATGTGGCGGAGGCCATGATGGCCGCCATCAACTCCAAAGACGACACCCAGTGGGAAGCAATGACGTCCGACCTGAAGGAGTGGAGCAACACCATCAACGCGGCAAAGAAGCTCTACAAGGAGCAGCTGGCAAAGACTGACAAGAAGGCGACTGCCGCCACCAAGAAGGCGACTGCCGCCACCAAGAAGGCGACTCCCAAGGCGGCTGCGGGAGCGTCCGCATCCAAGGCGAAGAAGGCACCTGCTCCGACTCCGGCAGCCAAGAAAGCGACTCCCAAGGCAACACCGAAAGCCCAGACGGTGGTGGAACCGAAAAAGGCTGTTCCGGCCAAGCCCACCAGGGAAGAGCTGGCTGCGTTGAAGGCCGATGCAAAGGCCAAGGTGGCAGGTGGTTTCAAGAAGGCAGGACCGAGCGGAATGTGGAGAGATGGCACCCCTGCCTACCAGGCGATCCTGGTTCTAAAGGACAGCGGCAAAGAGGGCATCACGATCGAAAAAGCGCTGAAGATCTTTGAGGCGCGGCTGAAGAAGGCCAAGCTGGAGTCGCCCAACCCGTTGGCTCGCCTGAGCATCATCTTCCGAGACGCGGTGGCCAAGCGTGGGTTTGCCACCAAGGTTGATGACAAGTTTGTTCCGACCGAGAAGCTTCTGAAAGTTGATGTGGCAGCGTAAAAAGAGAACACGTCATGGCCGATAAATTTAAGCGCTCGTCCCAACGAGACAACAGTGGCTGCTACGGCTGCTGCTGCTATCTGTTACTCAGACCGCAAAAGGCTGAGTAACAGGTCTCGTTGGGACGATTTTTTTTTGCTCAATTTTCAGCAGTCAACAGGAGACAGAATGAAGGAAAAAATACACACTGACTTCTTGATTCTTGGAGCAGGATTGGCTGGCACCATGATGGCAAGAATCTTGGCTGACCACAATCCAGAGTCAAAAAGAATTGTTGTGGTTGATCAACGCCCAACCCAAAACACAAAGAATCACTGGGCACTGCTGCGCTTCCGAGACCTTGAGACGGCGCGAGCGTTGGGTGTTGGAGTGGAGGAAATTGAGGTAGAAAAAGCGGTATACTGGCACGGCCAATTGCACTATGCCGCCGACATCACCATGAACAATACCTACTCTCTCAAGGCCTACGGCAATTTGGCAAATCGCAGCTTGAAGCACCTTGGAATCACAAAGCGCTACTTGCCTCTCAGCACCCCAGCACCACTGAACTGTGAATGGGGCTACACAGTCAAAAGAATTGAGCCTGGGCTTGTCACTACAGAAGACGCCCACGGGACGGAATGTGAGATCGAATACGAGATCTGTATTTCGACTCTTCCAATGAGCACCTTACTTTGGGTGACCAGAGGAGTTGAGTTCCCAAAAGTGGAATGGCAAAGTGAACCCATCTCGGTGTTCCGAAAGAAGGTGAACAAGATACGATGTGAGGTCAATCAGACGATCTACTTCCCTGAGTCAAGGTTCAACATCTATCGCGCTACACTGGAGCGGGGATTGTTTATCATTGAATATATGGATATGGGAACAGAAAGTCCGATCGACGAGTTTGAAGAAGTCATTGGTTGCTTTGGTCTTCCCTTTTCAAGATCACTGTTTGATGAGGTTGAGCCAAAAGACTTCCACATTCAGGAGTACGGTAAAATTGTCGACATGGATGACAGCCTGAGGCGTGAGATTATTTATCAGCTAACAGATCAGTTTAACATTTACAGCGTTGGACGATTTGCCACATGGCGACCGCTGCGCGCCGATCAACTTGTTAAGGATGTGTACAAGGTAGAGAGGATGATAAAGCAAGGCCAAGCAAGAACCAAGTATGAAAGACGCTTGAATAAAGGAGCTTGATGATCTGTTGGCGAATAACTTAAATACAGACATATGGTCCGATTGTCATACACCAAAACCTAAACCATAATATATCTGTGAGGACGTGTCGCCATGGAATACATCAATGGTAAGTTAGAAGTTGAACTGATCAACTACACCAGAGAAGCAGACAAACTTTTGGTCTTCAGCAAGAACACCCGCCATCTAAATGGCAAGGCCTCATGGGACGAGCTAAGTGAGATGTCAACTGTCGACTTTGACGAGCAACTCAATTATGCTCTTGGAAGCATCGGCAGTGCCCTGGAGTTTGTCGACTACACCTTCTTGCTGAGTGGGGTGACAAGGGCAATGACTCATCAGCTTGTCAGACACCGGGTAGGAGTTAGCTTTGCCCAACAGAGCATGAGGCTAACCAAGGCTGGAGTTTTTGGATACATGATTCCAGATGAGATCAACAAAGATAGAAGTGCAAAAACAACCTACATAAATGCAATGTGCAAAATCCAAGAGAGTTATGATGATCTAATGGAGGATGGCGGTCGCACCCAGGACATCAGAGGAATTCTTCCAACAAATATACTGACAAACATCTTGATGAAAATCAACCTGCGTGCCTTAGCCGAACTTCTCAATGTGAGACTATGCATCCGGGCCCAGGGCGAGTTCCAAGAAGTAGCCAAGCTGCTTCAGGCTAAAGTGGTTAAGGTTCATCCGTGGGCAGCTAAAATTCTCGGAGTCAACTGCTTGATCCATGGCCGATGCAAGTATCCACTTTTCAGAGAGTGTCCAATCAGCAAAGCGAATCCAGAGTTGCTTGGTCTTTCAGCGGAGAAGTCTGAGTCAATCAGAAAGTGCTTTGAGAAGGTGAGCGGCTTTGATCCGCAGCCAAAGACCAATGTCGATAAGGATAGTAAAGATGAAAAGACTTTTGTCGACAAGCTGTCTGATGCTGCTTGTGCTCAGCTGGTGTCTGGTTTTTATATCAAAGGTGAAATGTGAAAAAGGTATTTAAGGGTTGGGCTTGTAACAATTTAAAAATAAGTGATTTGAAAACACTAAAGAGTATCGACGACCACATTTGCCCAACAATGAATTGTGCCAAGGAAGCGTGGGAGCCATACAATGGACAAAATGACTTTGGGCTATGGCCACCGAAACGAGTGACAGTAACAGTGGAAGTGGAGGACATAAAATGAAAATTAAACATAAAAAAATCAAGGGCCGTATTCAGACAACAAGCCTGATCTTGTCTGTGATATGTGTGATGCTTTTGGGGTGTGGCGAAGTTAGCTGGCAGCGCAAGTATGTTGTGCCAATTGACATCCATCTTTGTCGATCCGATGGGGCGGTAGCGGTTGTTAACATCGAACTTCCGATCGACATCAAGAAGCAACCCGACGTCAAGCCGAACGTACCGATCGATTTGTCGGTCCCCGTGTCGGTGCTGCCAAAAGAATTTATGCAAGGAAAGAGTTTTACCTTGCCCGACGGAACTGGCAGCTTGATTCTTATCTGGAGCGCAAAGAGAGACCAAAAGCCAACCGATCAACCGGAGAAGCCAAATGAGCAACCATGAGATAGAGCTGAGGGCAGAGGCGGCGATGACTGATGATGATGCGTTTTATCTTCTTGAGGGAAAGGCCGTTGAGGAAGAATTGAGCAATGGCCGAACCGGATTTTCAATTGCGTTGCGCAAGGCTTGCAGCTGCATAAGAGCCAGAAGTGAAAATCCGGTGATGAAAAACTTACACGACGGCGTTGAGTCGCCCCTCTTCCCATGACGCTGACGATAGCCATAGTCGGGTCGGTTGGGCCGCCACCGTCTGGCCGATCACCCACGGGTGGCGGTCAGAGCAGTGCTATCGTATTGGAGAAGACCCTTCGGCATGCCGGCTTTGATGCGCGCTTTGTGAAGTGGCAAGCCATTGGCAGCCCAGATATTCTTTATCTAAACTCGGTCGGAATGAATGGAGAAAAGAACAAAGAGCTGAACAAGAAGCGACTTGAAAAGATATTAGACTACTATTACAAGATACCGATGGTGCTATGCGTCCATGACTTCCTTGAGTCAAAGACATTTAAAGACTCTCATTTTGTCTTGAGTCAGCTTGACTGGAGTGCGGTTGTAACTGTTGAGCCGCAGAAACCATTCATGGACTATGTGAAGAAGATTTATCCGAACGCAAAACACTATGTCGGAATTCGCCATCCATGGGAGTTCAATGAAGATCAGTTTTGCGACCGAAGTGCTTTTAAAAATGTGGTTGCCAACACCGCCAGATTTGCATCAACCAAGCGCAGTGGTCTCATTCTGGAGATCGCCGCCAGGGTCAAGAAAAAGAAATTTATCATGGCCTCGCGAGAGAAGGGAGTCTATTGGTACAACGCAATCAAGGATCATCCGCTTCGGAAGCATGCCATGTTCTTTGGTCAGGACGGCTTTGAGGACTACTACGATGTTTTGAAGTCGGCCGCATTTATGATTGACCTGACTTACTTCTGGACAAAGGCGGGAGCCGACGGCCAACGCACCCAGCACACCACCTTGGAAGCAATCAACTGTGGCTGCATTCCGATCAACTTTGACACCTGGAAGTTTGACGATGGCTATGAGGCGATCTGGCTGCCTGCTCCAAAAAAGGAAGGCGGCAGGTTCGTTTACGATGTTGAAAAATATTCGTCAATTGTGAGTAAGGCAAAATACGATTATGAACTGGCGAAGTACAATTATAATCATATGAAAAAGATCCAAGACTATCGAGTGATAGCAAAAGAGTTCAAGGAACTTTTTCAGAATCTATCTTTGTAAAGGAGTGTTATTGTGAGCGATCATAAAGTGCTGGCAGTTGACTTTGATGGTGTGATCAGTCGATATGAGGGATGGAAGGGATTGGGTGTCTTCGGACCACCATTTACTGGCTGTAAGGAAGAGCTTCAGAAGCTGCGCGACGCAGGGTGGACAATCATCCTGTTTACAACCAGGGGAGATGACATTGGACGGGTTCAGCGGTTCATGTTTGATCATTCAATCCCTTATGATTATGTCAATTGTAATGCGCCGACCGCGCCAGAAAATGTTAGCGACAAAAAGGTACTTGCCAATGTCTACCTTGATGATCGCGCCATTACCTTTGATGGTAATTGGGAAGGCATGGCAGACAAAATAAAAGAATTCAGCCCACATTTTCAAAGACAATCAGTCTCGTCAACACCACTGGATGAGGCCGAGCGCCGATTCAAAGCAGCAACCGACAACAGTCTGTCAATCATGATAACAAAAAATAAACAACGTGGAGACTGCTGGCGCGGCACTGGCGTTGTCGGTGCCTTCATGGAAATGCGAGCTATCTTCTTTCGGTTGCGCAATCTGATTTGGGAGCCAGGACCACCAGATAGAGAGCATGCTGATTACAATACCTGGAAGGCAGATGTGATTGATGCAATGCGAGACCTACGCAACTTCACCATCTTGGGAGAGCTGAGCGCCGAGGACGACAATTTAAAAGGAACTGGAGATGAGTTGTGATATACGAAGATTACAAGTCTATAAAGACCGCTCGCTACATCGACTCCTTCAAGTATGGCCATCGGAAATTTCCCCCCAGCCTTCAGATCGCACCGCTGGACGAGTGCTTTAATAAATGCCCCATGTGCGGCCACTGGAAGCGTAAGGACAAGAAAATAATTAAGGTAGCACCCCTGATCCACTTCCTTGAGATTGGCAAGGAGCTTGGACTTGAGTCGGTATGCTACAGCGGCGGCGACCCTTTTGCCTATCCAACAGAAGAGTTGAATCATCTGATGGAATGGCATCTCAAAAATAAAATAATCTATGGGTTCGTCGCAGCTGGGTTTGTTCCCTTCGGTATCAATCTGGAGCTGCTACGCAAGTCTGAGTTCCTTAGCTGCAGCCTGGACACAGTTGATGACGAGTTGTACAGGCGCACCAGAGGCGGAATTCTGACAGCAGCACTTGTGAAAGAATGCATAAAGGATCTTGTTAAAGAAAAGATTCCGATCCGAATCAGCATGGTTGTCCACTCTGCCAACTGGGAAAAGGTGCCAGCAGTGTTCGACTTCATTCTGGAGAATAACATAAAAGAGGTACGCATCCACGGTGTTAGAGCCCACAGCAAGATGGACTTGACATCGGAGCAAATAGAGGAGTTTTTCACTCTAATCAATCCATACAAAAGGTTGTTTGACTATGCTGGAACGATTCACAACCTTGATGAACTTCAGCTAACTCATACGCCTTGCTGTCAGTTTGATAGGTGCTTCACCACCTTGTATCAACTCTTCATCGACTCAGATGGAAAAATATATCCTTGCTGTACCATGGGCGGCGACACCCAAGAGAATGTTAGACTCTCACCACTTGGTTCCATCTATGGAATTGATAATTCATCTGACTGGATTTTGTATAACTGGCCAGCCATCTTATTCTATTCTAAGATACCATTCAATGAGTTGCCAGTCATTTGTCACAGTGAGTGTAAAAGTAGACATGCTATGATAAACAACCAAGTCGGTGCTGAGTGGGACAAAAAATACTTTCATTGATGGAAGCATAATGAAAAATAGCGAGTTCGTTCACCTTCACATCCATGACCAGTACAGCATTTTAGATGGCTATGGAACCGCAAAGCAATATTGCGAACGCGCAATGGCGCTTGGCTTCACCACACTCACCCTAACCAATCACGGAAATATTGATGGAGTTCTGCGTTGGCAGAACGAGTGTAAAAAGAACAACCTAAAAAGCATTGCGGGCTGCGAGGCCTACATTGTCCCCGATTTAAGAGTGAAGAAGGATAAGGAATCAAAATACCATATCACGCTGTTGGCAAAAAATTCGGATGGCTTCCATGCTCTTCTAAAAATTCTTAGCACTGCCAATTTGGATGGCTTTTATCATAAGCCACGCATCGATCCAAATCTGCTACTTGACAATTGTAAAGACTTGGTTGTTGGCAGCGCTTGTATGATGAGCTACATAAACATGCCAGATGGAATTGAGGTGCTTAAGCAGCTTGGAAAAAAGACCGAAGTGTATCTTGAGGTCATGCCTAATGCCATGGCAACGCAAGCAAAATTCAACAACCATATCTTGAAGGTCGGAAAGGATCTAAAGATTCCGATCGTTGCCACCAATGATTGCCACTATCCAGAGCGTCATCATTCTAAACTTCAAGAAGTGCTTCTGGCAATGCAAACAAAGAAGCGTTGGAAGGACAAGGATCGATGGAAGTTTGACATCGACACCTTATGGTTGGCTGACGTCGCCGAGATGAAGGAGCTTTTTGAAAAGCAGGGAGTGGTTATAGGAAAGGATTTAACCTATGCCATGCTTAGGACAAAAGAGATTGCTGACCTATGTAGGTTGGAAATAAAAAAGCAGGAGGTCTTCCTTCCAAGGCCACCGATAAAAGGAAAAGAGAAGCTGGACGAGGAAGATCAGCTGATCCAACTCACCCTTGATGGATTTGATAGACGTGAGCGACTCCACAAGTGGATAACCAACGACAACCGACAGCAGTACATGGATCGAATCAATGACGAACTTGAAATCATAATCTCACAAGGCTTCGCCCGATATTTCCTAATTGTTTGGGAATTGATAGACTGGTGTCGAAACAACGACATCGAAGTCGGACCCGGAAGAGGAAGCAGCGGCGGCAGTCTCGTTGCCTTCTGTTTGAACATCACCCAAGTTGATCCAATCAAGTATGACCTCATCTTCAGCCGATTCATCAGCGAGGCAAGAATTGACCTGCCTGACATTGACATGGATTTTGAAGACACCAAGCGAGATAAGATCCTCCAACACCTCAAAGACTTGTATGGGGAGTACAACGTCATCGGCGTCAGCACCTTCGCAAAGTTGAAAGGCAAAGGGGTCCTCCGAAGTGTGAGTCGGGTGTTTGACATTCCAATGGCAGATGTAAGCAAGGCGACCGCTTGTGTTGTAACCCGTTCGGGTGGAGACGCAAGGTCTGATTTTACCGTCAAGGATGCCTTTGAAACCTTTGAGGACGGAAAGAACTTCTACAAAAAATATCCGGAGATCAGTGAAATAGCAATTGCCATGGAAGGCCAAATTTCCGCAACAGGGAAGCACGCGGCTGCCATGATTGTTTCGGCAAAGGATCTTCGAGATGGTGAGAATTCGGCCTACGCAGCTCGAAGCAATAGCATCGTCTGCAACTGGGATAAAGAAGACGCAGAGCATATGGGCCTGATGAAGCTGGATGTCCTCGGACTCAACTCTCTCACCCTGCTGAGTGAATCAAGGAAACTGATCAAGGAGCGCCACAATGTTCTGATCGATTATGAGACGCTTGAGATGGACGATGAGGAAGTTTATAAGCAATTCAATCAAGGAAACTGTCTCGGAATTTTCCAATTCAATTCGCCTGGGATGATGCGTATCTGTAGAGAAATTGGAGTTGAGAACTTTGAAGCAGTTGTTTCCCTAAATACCCTTCATCGGCCTGGGTCTCTCAGAAGTGGAATAGTGACTCATTTTGAATACAGAAAACATGGCAAAGAGCCAGTCACCTATATCCATCCCTTCATCAAGCAGATCACTGAAAACTCCTATGGTTTGATTATATATCAAGAGCAGGTCATGCGGTTCATGTATGAGTTGGGTGGTCTTGGATGGCGTACCGCTGATACAATTAGAAAAGTGGTGAGCAAGAGCAAGGGCATCGAGCAATTCATGAGTTTCAAGCAACAGTTCGTTGACGGCTGTAAAAGACTAAAAACACTTGATGAGAAGACCGCTGGGGAGTTATTTGATGAGCTAAAGCATTTCGGAAGTTATGGCTTCAACAGGTCTCACGCAGTAGAGTACTCCCTAATTGCTTATCAAATGATGTGGCTGAAAGTTCATTACCCAGCCGAGTTCATGGCAACCATCTTGACCTATGGAAGTGACAGCAAGAAATCCGACAACATTCAAGAGGCACGCCGCTTAGGACTAAAACTCCTACTGCCAGACATCAACACCAGCGACGCAAAGAAGTGGACAATCAATGAGGAAGGAAATCTTCTCGTCCCGCTTGGAGAGATAAAAGGTGTGGGCGAGGTGGCCTCAGCTGCCATCATCAAAGAACGAGAAGCCAATGGTCCATACAAGGATCTTTCCGACCTGGAAGCAAGGTTGGCAAAGAGAAGTGCCAACAGCAAGGTGAGGAGACTGCTTACAGATACCCAATGTTTTGGAGACACTGAGTGTAGGGAGAATCTTGATGAGGAAAGATTGGAAGAGCTGTCTGCTTACTTTGATTTCAGCTTAAGCAATGACCCAATGTATCGCTATCGAAAGATGCTAAAGATAATTCAATCTTGTATTGAAATAAAAAAGTTAAGAAATGTAGTCCGAACAGATAAAAGTAGCTATTTTTATTTTGGGCTGATGGAACGATTGAAATTTGGTTTCAAAGAACGCGGCGACCAAGCCTTCAGAGAAATACGAGGAACGGTTGGAGACCTGGGTGGTGTGTATGGGAACTTCAAAGACGACACGGATTTTATCATGATCGTCTTTGGCCATAAATTTTACCTTCAGCGAAAAGATGACATCGAGCATAGTGAGGGAAGATGGATTCTTGTTCGGGCAAAAAATGAGACTGGCCACAGCAACATCTGGACAGACAAGCTTTGGTTCGGCGACGATTTGCTGGCAGGCAAGGTTGAGGGTCTTGGACTGAAACTGGCAGAGCCAGCTGTTTATCCTAAAAACTTTTTGAAGACCAAGGATGACCTATACCTTCCGGGATGCACCGACTGTGAATTGATAAAAGAGTGTTCCTCGCCGGTGATGCCAAGTCCTGGCCAATTTAATATCATGATTGTTGGAGAGGCACCTGGGCGTGACGAAGACAGGCTAAAGACAGGATTCATTGGAGACAGCGGAAATGTGTTGTGGAAGCAATTGGCTTCCTATGGCTTGGAGCGCGAGATGTTTCATGTCTCAAATTTCTGCAAGTGCTGGCCCTCAAAGACACGCACACCCAAGCCTGCCAACATCAAGGCCTGCAGCAAATATCTTATCCATGAGATTGAGACAGTCAAGCCATTTTTGATTTTGAGTTTTGGTAACACCGGCCTGAAGTTTTTCAAAGATCAAGAGTCTGGAATCATGGCTGCCAGCGGCACCTGCGAATGGTCGGACAAGTTCAACTGCTGGATTGTGTACTCTGTCCATCCAGCCGCTGCGTTGTATTCTCCAGAGAACAAGGAGTATGTTGACAGAGGTGTTGACGCATTTGCAGAGAAGGTTGCTCAACTTGGATTTGGAGTGTGACACGATGACGACCTTTTGTCCGGGCTGCCATACCAAAGTAAAATGGTATCACAAAAAGGGTGGCAATGGGAATCCTTGCAATACGAGTTGGCACCGAGCCTGCGCCAGATCCTTTGATGTTGGATACTCTATCTGTGATAATTTTTCTTGCCATATCTACCGAGATTACGGACTGCCTGATTGGCACGAGTTGTATAACTTCCAGCGACAGTATCCAACGATGACCGAGATCATTGTCAAATTCAATAATGTCCAATATCGCAAAGAGGATATCTAATACAACAAAGAGGAACAGCGGTCTGGCGAATAACTTAATAGGAGAATGAGATGAGCACATGGCGGGAAGACTCTGAAATAAATAGGGCGCGACTTGACGACGAGTGTGCCAAGATGCCTTCTCACTATGGCAAGTGGAGTAACTATGAACAGTTGGCTTGTGCCAAGGAAGATCAAGCTGCTCATCAACTGATTGTTGCTGAAGATGCCCACAAGAAGACTATGGCAAAGGCACATCTTCAACTACGTGGTTGGGCAACAGCAAAAATCAACAGAGAGCTTAAACAGGAGCTCGATGTGACCAAGCCGACTCTCAGTGAACAGATCTACAAAGACTTGACACTGCTCCATCCAGAAGTCAAAGAATCAGAGGACAAGCTCAACGAGGCAAGAGTTAATTTCATTGTGTCAAAGGCACATCGCCGAGAGATGCAAAGTGCCAGATACACCATGGACATCAAAGACAAGGCACTAAAGAAGCTGGTTGAAATTGGCGACCGAATGTTTGGAATGAGCGGCAGTTATCAACCGCGTGGTGGTAGTGGTGGTAGAACAGCCAGGTCAGCGACAGTTCCGGATGCGGTGGCGGCAGCGGTCAAAGAGCACCTGGCAGGAAAGGCAGCTGCCCCTGGTTCGCTGCAGAAAGCCAGCGGAAGGATCAAAGAATGAATACCAAAATGTCATCCGTTCTTGATATGGTACTTCAAATAGACACCAAAGAAGCTGTCACAAAAATGAAGATGGCTATCGCTGAGACCCATGTCGACCTGGCGAGAAGCATACTTGAGCACTTGCCTAACGAGCAAAGACTAAAAATTTTCGACTCAATCAGAAGAGGCTATTGCAAACATTGTGGAACCAAGGATCCTAAATATAAATGCCAATGCTGGAACGACGAATGACTCGCCACAACGACCTCATAAGTGTTTTTATATCAGTCGTCTTCTGGACAATCTTTGCCAGTTGTTCGACAACCAGTTCTCAACAAATGCTTGATAGCTACCAATACCGAGAATCGGTTCTCGTTAAAGCAGTTCCTGATTGGCGATTGAGTGGCTCCTGTGGTTGGGTTCTTTACTTCGATGGCTATGCGCCCATCTATATCACTCGCTATCAGCTTATCTTAAGCATTGACACAGCAGTTGAAAAGCCAAAAGGAAAATTCAAATCGGATGGAATTGTGATACAGTTAGATTGTCCCGATTGCTTTGTGACTATTTTATTCAAGTCAAATGAGCAGATTGAAAAATTCATTGACATGAGCGGAAGATATGGATATGGATATTGGCGATATCATTAAATATCTGATACTTTTCTTTGCTGGTACCTTTGCTGCTGGAACAATTGTCTATGTTGTTGCTTATTGTTTTGTGAGAGGTGGAATTGCAGGATTTCTAAAATCAATAACAGAGCAACACAAACCAAAACAACCAACAACAAAAAGAGGAGAATGAGATTATGGCTGGATGGTCGTATCAACCACCGTCACAAGAAGTGATGAAGAAGCGCTCTGAGGAAAAACCAGGAGGTAGCTGGAAGGGAAAGGGATATCTTCACAACGAGATGTACAAGGCATATGTCAATCGGGAAGGCCAGAACAAGATCCGAATTGTCCCACCGTTAGAGAAGCTGGAGTGGTACGGGCTGGATGTTCAGATCCATCGCAACATCGGTCTCAACAAGGACATTTATCTCTGTCTGCGCGGCATGCGCTTGGCCGATAGCTGTCCGATCGATGAGATTCAGACGAAAGAGCTTTGGGACGAGGATCCAGACCTGGCAAAAACCTACTACCCCGAACGACGCTGTTTGATCTGGGTGATGGATCTTTTGCTTGAAGATCCATCCAAGGAAATTTTCCTTTGGAGTGCGGCTGCTGGCACTGTTCATGAATTCCACGACGTGTGTCGCGATCCGGAGACTGGTCGATTTATTGACATCATGGATCCAAAGACTGGCATTGCTCTGTTTTACCAGAAAGAAGGTAAAGGAATCAAGACAAAGTATAGTGCGATGCAGCTTGGCAAGTCAGCAATTCCGCTGACTGAAGGTATTCTAAATAAACGTAAATTGTTTGCTGACCTTCTGGTGATTCCGACATATGAGGAAGTCAAAGAGGCGATGAATTTTTCTGCCAAGCCAACATGGCAAGAAGAAAAGCCAGCTACAAAGTATGAGCCAGAGGTGGAGCAGGAAGAAGAGGCTGATGCTGGAACTAAGCTGGATGGTATGACAAGAGACCAGCTCAAGGGATTCAAAGTCCAACACAAGACAGAAATTAAAGAGCTTCAGTTTACCATTCAGTCAAAGTGGACAGACGATGAGCTTAAAAAGCAAGTTCTTGCAGCGCTCGCTAAGGCCAACCGCATGGACTTGGTTGCTGCTGATTCCGAAGCTGAGGCTGAGGCGCCATCAGCGCCAGCGACCGACGAGCGCGATGCGGTGATCGAAGCAAAGCGCGAAGAAGTGCGTTCCAGATTGGCTGCCGCCATTGCTGGCAAGAAGAAATGACGCATGATTCATTTAAGTAAGGTGCAAACCAAATGCCAAGAATAAGAGAGAATGAAGACCTGCCGCGTGTCGGAGAGGTGGCTGCTGAGATGGCAACATCACCTATTCCAGAGTGTGACCGGGTGGAATTCTTAAACACCGGATCGCTTGTTCTGAATCTGGCAGCCAGCTGTCGGGGATTGGATGGCGGCTGGGCACGCGGCAGGATTTTCAACATCGTCGGAGATGGAAGTAGCGGAAAAACATTGACCGCATTAGAAGTCATGGCCTATTGCTTCTATAAAATTATGACTCGCAAGACCGAACTGTTTCCAAAACCAAAGAAGTTGCGACTGATTTATTACAACGCTGAAAATGTCATGGACTTTCCAGTTGAGAACATGTATGGCAAGAAGTTCTATGATGCGGTGGAGTGGAGGCACTTCCAGTTTGTCGAGGACATGGGAGAGGATTTCTTCACGACAGTGATCCAGCCACACCGCGCTGGAGAAGTGGTGCTTGTTTTCGTTGACAGCTGGGACTCCATGAGAAGTAAAGTTGACTCTGCCAACTACGAGAAGAACCTAAAAAAGTCCGCCAAGGCAGCCGAAAAGGGCGATGAGGATAAAGCAAAAGGCTCCTACAATTTAGGAAAGCAAAAATATGGCAGCCAATATTTCTTTCCGCGCTGCTGCGCTGATATGCAAGGCCAGGATATCACCCTTGGAATTATAAGCCAGGTACGACAGAAGATCGGAATCACCTTTGGTGAGAAGCACTACCGTGCAGGTGGTGATGCTCTTAACTTCTACACCCACCAAGTTTGCTGGTTGGCCGAGCGCGAGAAGTTATTTCACACCATCCAAAATCGTCGTCGGGACTATGGGATCAAGGTGCGAGCTAAGTTCAAGCGCAACAAGTGCGCCATTCCATTCCGCGATGCCGATTTCAACATTGTTTTCAACTATGGAATTGAGGATGTTGAGTCAATGCTTCAATGGAGATATGGGCCTGACTTCAAAGGTGCCACCTGGCGCGGCAAGCCATGGCCAAGAGAAGGATTGATTGCTGAGATCAGAAAATCTTCTGCACTGTACCAGCAGATGGCAGAAGAGATCACTGCTGAGTGGCATGAGATTGAAGCAAAGTCAAATCCCATGCAAGGCCAGCACAAGTATGAATAGCTTTAGAAAAATCTTTAAAAAAATATGGTTGGTACTTGAATGGATTGGTCTAATTGGAATGGCTATGATTAGCTATGGCCTTTTTAAAAACTGGTTGGTGAATGACAGTGGCGTCGATAGCTTCTTAGGTGGCATTGGATGGGCCTATGTATTTTTCCATCATGTTAAAAGCATTTTTAAAAAGACTTGGAAAAAAAGATGAAAACTACTATTTGCAAAAATGGCGACAAGCTTCATGGAATTACCCTTGTTATCACAGAAGAGGAACGGAAAAAATTATCGAGTTCGTTGTTCGATATCATGTTTACAAGATATTCTAACCATAAGAATGATCCCATTCTTAGAACTCTTTACAATGAAGTGACCGAATCAAGACCACTGTGTAAGGATGAAAAATGATCCTAATAAAACCAAAAGTAAACATAAAACTTCCGACATGCCCAATTTGTAAAGAAACAATAAGTATATATGATAGAGCTGTTATTCATACAAGCGACAGGTTCTGTCCTAAAAAATTTATAGGTAAGTATATTCACAGCAAGTGTGCAATAGATAATGGAATAAATGTGCCGCCTGATGATAAAGAATTTTTCAAGGAGAAAATTCTTAAAAATGATAGATAAATGCCATAAGCTGATGATACTTGACTGCAACGGGCTGGCCCATGCCCTGAAGCACTCCACCAAGAACCTAAGCTACCAAGGCCAGCGCACCGGCATTATGTTTGGCTTCATAAGGACACTGCTAAAACTACAAGAGATCATCAAAGCGGACAACTGGGTGTTCGCCTGGGACAGCAGCAAGGGCTACCTGCGCCAGAAGGAGTACCCGCTCTACAAGTCCAACCGCAAAGAGGAGAAAACCGAGGAAGAGAAGAAGTTGGATGAAATTTCCTATCCCCAATTCACACGGCTGAGGAGTTATATTATCAGAGAGATGGGCTTCAACAATGTGTTCTGCTTCGATGGCTTTGAATCCGATGACATCATGGCACTGGCAGCCTATTCAAAAAGCAGCCATGATTGTATCATCGTCACCCGAGATCGAGACATGTACCAATGCTTGAGTGATAGAGTTAGCATCTTTGATCCAATCAAAGAGCAACCTTATACTGTCAGCGATCTTAGAGGTCAGTGGAACTGTGAGCCATATGAGTGGGCAGCTGCATTGTCAATTGCTGGATGTGGCACGGACAATGTCAAAGGCGTGGATGGAGTTGGAATGAAGACAGCCATAAAGCATCTTCATGGAAATTTAAAAGAGACTCACAAGGCTTACAACTCCATATTATCAAATGAGGAATTGATAACCAGAAATTTTGACTTGGTTTATCTTCCTCATCCAATGTGTCCATTTGTAGAGGTGAAGCTTGCCAACACTCCTACTAAAAATAGAATGATTGAGGTGGCAACTAAGCATGGGATGCGTAGCTTGACTTCGGTACAGTTTGTGTCAAGGTGGGAGGAGGCCTTCAAGTGATTTGGGAATCGCTTGTCGAAGAATGGCCAACTTGGCTTTTGATATTGGTTGTATCATTTTTATTCTTTTCGACAGTTGGGAGAAAATAATGAGCAAGAGCGGAAAGGGCAGTGGGTTTGAGCGAGACATCAGCAAGCAGTTGAGTCTGTGGTGGTCAGGTGGCGAGCGAGATGATCTGATGTGGCGAACCAGCCAGAGTGGCGGTCGCGCCACCCAGCGTGCCAAGCAAGCAGTTAGAACCAAGTATGGCTATGGCGATTTGACTTTCACTGATCCGATAGCAAAGCCGCTGTTTGACTTGTTGGTAATAAGTGCCAAGCGTGGCTACACCCATACCAGCCGACCACTTAGCAAAGAAATGCTTAATAACTTTTGCAACAAAGTAGGAAAGTCAGCTTCCTATCTTCGAAAAGAGACTTCTAAGCTATTCAGCAAGACAAAGAAGGCTGGCGGCATTGATCTGTTGGATTTTATCGACAGGCCAAAAAAGAAAAATGTTTTGGATTCTTGGATCAAAGAATGCTATCGTGACAGAGAACTGGCATCCGTTACCTATTGGCTTCTTATTTTCCGACGAGATGGAGCAGAGGCTTGTTGTGTGATGCCAGAAGAGTTTCACAAAGAACTGGCAAAAGATATCAGGATGACGATAAAAGAATTCGGAGCATGCTCTTTGACTTTCACAAACAGTATTGGAAGTCAAAATAGGCTTGTCTCTCTGGCAGACTTTTTAAACTGGTGCAACCCAAAACATATAATCAATTTGGCAGAGCACTATAAGTCGCATTTTTACAGAGTAGAGTAAAGGCTGGTGTGTCCGGCATGGGAGGGGAAATAAAGTGGAACACTTCACGGCAGAAGAAATAGCAATCCTGTTAGGCCACGGCAAAGTAAAATGTTTAACTGGATACGTCCTCGCCAGCGAAGCCGAGGCGGAGATTGCACGGCTGCTGAAGGCGCTGGATTGTAGGTCAGTGATGAAATGTAAATGTGGGGCTAAATTATATAGAGTGTCTGGTCTAACTCACTATGATAACAGAGATGGTATCAGAGAAGCCGCATGGTGTGATAGTTGCAGAATTTTGTTTAGTTCACACGCTCATGGATTAAACGTTATAGGATATTTGCATAATAAACTGGAGTCCAGCGATGATAAAAAGATATCTGGAATAGGCCCTATTTTTACCGCAAACGACGAGTGGACATGGCGCTGTGATGTAGCTAACGAGTGGAGGGGAGGAAAAATGATTCCGAACCGTGAATACAATCCCTCATGCTTTATGTGTCGTAAAATTGCTGGCAAAGAACCTGCTGGAGTGCATAAGGCATCTCTATGTTTTCATCACCTACAAGAACACTGCTTTGAGCTTAAGGAGCGCGAGCGGGTGCTGGTGGAGGCGCTGGAATACTATGCAAAAGCAACTGAAATATATCGCATGAAAGGAGTTAATCAATTAGCGCAAGACGCCTTGGAACAGTTGAAGGGAGGGGGAGATGGTTGATAGATATAAAATAACTTTAGTAAATACCAATGATGGGCATTTAGTTAAATATGGAGACTACCAACGCCTTGAGTCCGAGGTAGCTTCTCTAAAACAACAACTCTCCCCACTATCCTCCGCCACCCCGTCATACGTTGCGGGACTGGAGGAGGAGATTGCCCAAAAAAAGATTGATTTGAAACTTGCGCTTGATTTGCTCAGAGGAGAGCGGACAGAGATTGAAGAATTACGAGGAAGAAACATAGCCCTGAAGGAAGATTTCAAAAACTTGGTTGATGAATTCACCGCCGCCAATATTACAACCTTTTCCTGACTGCGAGAAATGATCAACATGAATAACCTTAAAGACAAAGAACTGAAAGATCCTGGGTTGACAGTTTGGATATATGGCCCAGACAAGTTCAGAGGAAAATTAGTTGGAGAGCTTCCGAGTAGTTTTTTGAAATGGGCTGCCGAGAATTGCAGCAACGATCGCCTGGCGGTGGCTGCAGATAACGAATGGAATCACCGTGAAAAATACAACTGTCACATCTATGATTGAAGAAGAACTGGACGAGCTAAAGGAGCGACTCAAGAGTTTTACAAAAGAGGAGCTGGCCATCAGTTACACCATCTGGCCCTATTCGCCAGAAGAGTATAAGGGAAAACGATATGGTAATTTGCCAGATGAATTTTTAAGATGGATTGTAAAAAAATTTAGCGATAGTTTGACTGATAGGAATAAATTTTTGGCAACTAAAGCCAAGGCAGAGATAAAACTTAGATCTAAAATTTCTGTATCCAGAAGGGGAGTTCCTTTTAGAAGAGCTGTCGTCAAGCCTGTTGATGCAAAAGGTATTTTTGTAAGAGAAACTGAACCGATCAAAAACACGATCGAATATATCATAGAGGATGACGAATACTTAACTGACGATGATGAGGTCGCCAGACGATTTGAAAATGAGTTGGCTGATTTTAAGCCAATTAGAAAAAAGAAAAAGC